GGTTCCGAGCCGACGACTCTTTGTGCGAGTTTCTGAAAAAACCATTTTGTAAAAACCTAAACTAAAAAACTTTATGAAAGAAAAAGAAAAATTCCCAATGTTAGTTCAGAAAAAAATCTCTGAACTTCTGCCAGCGTCTTACAACCCAAGAAAAATTTCTTCTGATGCTTTGGGCAGACTAACAAAATCTTTGCATGAGCTTGGGAATCTTCAGCCCATTACCTGGAACGCAAAAACCAACAGGATTGTTGGAGGCCACCAAAGATTGAAATGTTATATGGCCATGGGTGTGGATGTTGTGGATGTCTGGGCTGTCTGGCTAGATGAGCAACAGGAAAAGACAGCCAACATTGCATTGAATAAATTGAGTGGAGAGTTTGATTTGCCCCAACTCAAAGACCTAATTGAAGAACTGGATACAGGGGAAGTTGATTTGGACATTACAGGCTTTGGTGCAGAGGAACTGGCAGAGCTAATGGAGCAGACAGCCCCAGAGGATGAGGGGAAAAAAGAAGAGGGTGAAAAATGCCAAGCCTGTGGCAGACCATTGTGATGAATGAAGATTACCCTTCAGCAGTAAAACTAGTTTATGATAAGTCAAAAAGAGCTTTGCCAGAAATGGGGATACAGCCCAGGTCAGGTTTCAAGAATGGTCAAAAGAGGAATGCCCCTAGATTCAGAGGCTTCAGCCATGAGATGGAGGCTGGAGAACATGAAGATGCCAAAAAAGCATTCCATTCCAATGGAGCCAAGCCAAGAAAACCAAGAAGAATCAGAATCAGCAGATTTCTCTAATGAAGATTTTTCAGCACCAACCAGCCTTGGAAGAGTTCTGCGAGCAGAAAGAATTGAGCTATCAGCGGCCAGCAAAGTTGGAAAAGCCCTCAAGACAAACAATGTCTTTCACATCAAGGCCGCCATTCATGCCCACAATGAGGCTAGAAAAGGCTATGAAGATGCCAAGAGATGCCATGAAGAGGAAAAGGCTAGGCTTCGACAAACACTTTCGGCTGACGAAGTTCAAGAAACTCTTTCTAAATTCCTCTCTCAAATCCGTTCACTATTGGATGCTATGCCATCAAGTGTCGCAACAAGGGCAAACCCCAGCGACCCAGATTGTGCAAAAAAAGCCATCCAAGATGCAGTAGATCAGTTGATGCTGACCATCCAAAAAACAGAAGATGAGGCTTTCAAATGAACGAATGTTTTATGGTTATTCTTGGCGGGTTCATCGTCACTTGCGTTATTCTTTCAATGACAGAGTAATATGGCATTCTGCTTACAGATTCCAGAATACATTGTTAGGGCATCAAAAGAATATGCAATGTCTAACAATCTTGGCCACAGGGGAGATGGTTCAGATGGGAACCAAGAACAACAGCTTGTTGGAATCATAGGCCAAAATATGGTTGGAATGATGCTTGGAAGAGGCATCATGGAGGGGAAGTCTGGATTTGATGGAGGCTCTGATTGGAACATTTTTGGCCTTAACTTTGATGTAAAAACCATGGGCAGGGCGGTTGAGCCAAAGATTGATTTTGTAAATAATTTGATTGAATCACAAACCCACTTCAAGCCAGATGCCTATCTTTTTTTAAGCCTAAATAAGCTGAAGATGATTCTTTCAGTATGTGGGTGGTTGCCAATGGAAGAGGTTTATTCAAATTCAATTTTGTATGCCAAGGGAACAGAAAGATTAAGAAATGATGGAACCAGCTTTCAAATGAGGGCTGATACCTATGAAATCCCCAACAAAAATCTTCGGCACAAAGCAAAAAGCTGGACAGAATTGATGGGTGAAATAATTTGCTATTCACATGAAGCGCTCCCCACTTAAAAGAAAAACACCACTAAAAAGAGGGGGCAGACTGCGGCCTGTTTCAAAGAAAAGAGCCAAGCAGAACAAGGCCTATTCGATTTACAGAAATTTATATCTGACCAATCACCCAGCCTGTGAAAGATGTGGGAGCAAGGCAACACAGATTCACCACAAAAGGGGCAGATTCCAAGAACGCCTAAACGATATGGAATACTTCATGGCCATTTGCCATGGATGCCATGAGTGGATTCACAGAAACCCTCTTGAGGCTTACGCCAAGGGATACTTGGTTCTTCGATGAATGAAACTTGTTCCCTTCATGAAGGGCTTCTTGATTCCCAAGAAGCAATTATCAATTTCAGAATGGTGTGAGCAGAACCTAGTTCTTTCCCCCAGAATCACCAACATACCCGGCCCTTACAGCACCAATCTAACCCCTTATGTGAGGGAGCCATTGGAGGCTTTTGGGAATGATTCTGTAAGGAGAATCACCCTGGTATGGGGCGCACAGACATCTAAAACAACAACCATCCTTGCAGGGCTTTCTTACAGGCTTGCAGAACAACCTTGTCCAGCACTTTGGGTGATGCCTTCAGAGGCTTTAGCCAGATCGTTTTCAGAAACCAGGTGGTTGCCCATGGTGGACGACTGCCCAATCTTGGCCAAGGAAAAGCCAGAGAACACAGACAAGATCAAGATTCTGGAACAGCATTTCAGAAAGATGAGCCTTTGGTTTGTAGGCTCAAACAGCCCAGCGAATTTGTCCTCTAGGTCGGTTTCACTTCTGATGCTCGATGAGGTGGACAAGTTCAGCGATGGCACAAACTCAAAAGAAGCTGGAGCCTTGCAGTTGGCAGAGGCCAGAGTTGCAACCTACCCAAACCACTTGGTTGTTTCCACCAGCACACCCACCACGGCGGATTCAATCATTTGGGCAGAATGGCAGAAGGGGGACATGAGGTTTTACTTTGTTCCATGCCCCCATTGTGGCCACAAACAAAAGCTGATTTGGGAGAGAGTCAAATGGGATGATAAGGCCAGGCTTGAGGATGGCGTTTACGACTTTGGGATTGTGAAAAATTCAGCCTACTATGAGTGCGAAAACTGCCAGAAACCAATTAGGGATGGCCACAAAACCATGATGTTGAGGCAAGGAGAGTGGAGGCCAACCAACCCAAAGGGGGAGCCAGGGAGAAGGTCATATCACTTGAATGGCCTTTATCCACCGTGGGTAACATTTGGGAGCCTTGCGGTAAAGTTTCTACAAGATAAGCATAGTGGAATCATAGGGCTTCAAGATTTTGTGAACAGGGTTCTGGCAGAACCATGGATGGAGCATGACCAAGAGAGGGTGGAAATTATTCCCGGCCCCTACAAGATGGGTGAGGTAAAGATGGGTGAAAAACTCATTATGGCCTGCGACATTCAAGAGGCTGGTGGCTTCCATGCCTGGTGTGTTGTGAGGGCTTGGGATTTGGATGGCAAGAGCAGATTGGTTTGGACTGGAAGGCTTGAAACATGGGGAGACATCAAGGCCAAGGCAGATGAGTTCAATGTTGAACCAAGGGCTGTGCTAATTGATTCTGGAGATCAGACCAGGGATGTTTATTTACATTGTTGCCAATGGGGTTTCATTGCACTTGTAGGTTCAGACAGAACCAGCTTTTCAGAGATTGTGGGAGATCAGAAGGTTCAAAGACCTTACGCCAGGATTGCCAACGGAGACCCCTTTAGCGGTAAAAATGTAGGCTCCAGGGAGGGATGGAAGTGGAAGCTTTGCCCTGTCTGGAGGTGGTCAAACCCAGCCATTAAGGACATCTTGGCCAACCTTCTCAAAACAGAGGGCTTCATTGCAGAGGATACTCCAGAAGTTTGGAAAGTTCACATTTCATCTGAAACCAAGGTTGAAGTGAGAAACCCCATGACAGGAAGAACCAGGAGGGTTTGGAAGCAGATTGGGAAGCATAACCACTTATTGGATTGTGAATGCATGAACATTGTGGGTGCGGCTCTGCATAAGAGGTTGAAAATCATGCCAGCAAATTTGACAGAGGAGGTTGAGCATGGCGAGGGGTGATTTTGTTGGCTTACCTGTTGCCACCCTAAACTCGCTACGCTCAAAGTATATTGAGTGTCTTGAGGCGATTGCGGTGGCAGGGGCAAGCTATTCCATAGCTGGCCGTTCTTTCAGCAGAGCCAATCTGTCTGAAGTTCGGGAAATCATTGCTGAATTGACCCTTGCCATTGAATCTGCGGCTGGAACCAGAATCAGAACCACCTACGCAAAGTTTGGCCCGTGAGCAAGATTAAGCAGACATTTTTGGATAAGCTGGTTTCCTTTGTAAGCCCACAGGCTGGGGTGCAGAGGATGATGGCCAAGAAAGCCCTTACCAAGTTTGAATATGATGCAGTAAAATACACCAGGGAGAGGCGGGGGCCGAGCAACCTATCTGGGGCTGAAGATTATCGCTCAAACTATGACCGTGTGGAGTTGATGAAGAGGGCAAGAGACTTGGCAGAAAACAATGGCTTGGTTCGCTCTTTGCTTCTCAAATTTGCCAGCCATGTGGCCGCCAACATTACCTACCAGGCCAGAACTGAAAGCCCCAAGGCCAATACAGAGATTGAGGCTTACTGGAACGAGTGGTTTGAGAATTGCGACCTATCCACCAGGCACACAGGCTCCACCCTCATGCAAGTGGCAACCGTCTCCATGCTTCGTGACGGCGACTTCCTTTTTGTATTGGTCAGAGACAAGAATGGAGATTTGCGCCTTCAAGGAATTGAGGCCGACAGACTCGGTGACCCTTACAAAACTTACACCAGCCTGGAACTGATTGGGGGCATCCACATCGATAGGGACACAGGCGCACCCACAGCCTACGACATTTACAACAGGAGCATTGGGGATTTTTACACCTACCAAATCACCATTCCCTCAAGCCAAGCCTTCCACTATTTTGACCCACTTCGAATTGACCAATACAGGGGCATCTCTGCCTTCCATACAGCCATCAATGATGCCACAGACATTTACGACATTGTGAACTTTGAGAAGCTGGCCGCCAAGGTTGCCAGTTCCCAAAGTGCCATTGTTAAAAGAACCAACAACAATGCCTCTGACCTTTCCACCCTCACCACAGAGGAAAACTTTGATAACCAGCCAATCAAGCTTGAATCCATGGAATCTGGCAAGATCAGCTACCTTGAGCCAGGTGAGGATATTGTTTTCCCTGACGGCCCCAGCAGACCTAGTGGGGCTTTTGCAGAGTTCCACAAGATTCTATTGAGAAACATTTGCATGGGGCTTGGAATTCCTTACAGCTTTGCGGTCGACCCATCCTCAATGTCCGGCCCAACGGCACGCCTTGAAATGCAACAGGCAGGGAGAACCTTCAAGAGATACCAGAAGCTTCTGGACGACAAGGTGCTTCGCCCCCTCAAGAACATTGTAGTTGCTGATGCAGTTGCCAGGGGAATCATCAAGGGCAATGGCAAGACAACCACCAAGGGATTTTTCAACTTTGGAGCCAATGTTTCCATCGACCTGGGGCGGGAATCCGCTTCAGCCATTGCAGAGTTTAAGGCTGGATTGAGGACGGCTTCAGACATCTACTCTGAAAGGGGTATGGATGTGGAGGCCGCATTGAGGGCAAGAGCCATTGAAACCAAGATGATTCAAGACTTGGCCAAAGAATATGGCGTGCCTCCCCAGGCTGTTTCAGAGATTCTTTTGCCCACAGGCCAGCCCCAAGCACAGGCAGAACAGCCCGCCCAGGATGGCCAGCAAGTGGAAGGCCAGCCAGACCTTATTGGTCAAAGCCTCAACGGCGCACAGGTGGCCTCCCTCATCAATGTTATCAATGCAGTTGCCGCTGGTGCATTATCCAAGGAAGGTGCAGTTTCAGTTATCACGGCCGCCTTCCCAACCATTTCAAGGGAACAGGCCATGGGCATTGTTGCTGGTGTGCAGTCTGGAAAAATCATTCCCACCACAGAGAAAGAGAAGCAAGCCGCCCAAGATGGACAGCAAGAAGAGGGCGATGGTGGTTCAGCAGTTCCAGAAGAACCCAAGTCTCCCGTTGCCCCCACAGGGCTGGCTCAAAAAAAAAGTAATTTAGAAGCCCTTCAGAATCTTAATCAGCATGAATGGAAAATGCTGATTGCTGGAATGATGGGTGGGATTGAGTTAGGCAAGTATGATGGCATTGATTTCACGCCCCCAGAAGGAGCA